GGGGACAATTATGTCATCCCCATAGACCAGCACGTTAGTACCGATCTGAACAGGAAGGCCGCTGCTCTCAAGGCAAGCGGCACAGATACCGAGAAAGATCAAGGTCTCTAGCTCAAACGTGAAGCCATTACCCATTGAGGAGAATTTCTCTAACCGCACCGTTTTTCCATCGACGTGAGTCGTAGGTGAACGTAGCGAGTCGAAGAGTTCAAACCAAGAAAATGGGAGCAAGAGTCTGACAAGATTCTTGCAAATGGTATCGCTGGCGTTGCTCAGGTCGAGTGTGGACATATGGCCCCTTATGGAGGCTTCACAGGCAACCCGCCTATGAATGTCCTGCCCGTCCTTCAGGTTGATTCCTGATTGTAAGAGTTTGCGCCTAACGGCTCGGCCTAAGCCGAGCTGATAGAAAAGGTTCACCGATGGTTCTATGGCGATGCCACGGAACTTACTGGCGTCCTTTGGCACCGCTGTGAAGCGATTGCCCGGTACAAACTCGGGAGCGCATCCGGAGACCGCACAGGCCGTAGCCCATTTAGTCTCCGCCCATGGGAATAAGAACCCCATGGCGGATGCAGTCAGAGTGGGTCGAGATGACATCTTATCGGGGACGGTAGACAACTTTCCCCTATCGCCATAAGTCGAACCTGGCCCAAACCGACCCCGCACCGAAGTGGGGGCACGGCCCAGGATGAGAGCTATCCATTTTCGCACCGACAGCACAAAGCTACCGATGTCCTCATCTTCTAGTGCGTGGGCATTGAAGATGAAGGGGGATAGTCTCTCGTTCGCAACATAACACTGCCTCTCGCACTCGTGAAAAAGCTTTCGGGCGCCGGCCTCTCGGTCGAAACTCGTTGGCAAATCTTCAGTTTTGCGAAGCACAGAGCAAGCTACGGCATCACGCCAATACTTGTCTGCAGTGAGGTAGTGCACTGGGTCAGCCTTCTTTAAGGCTATCTGATCCCATTCACCGTTCCGAACCAGTATCGCTACTGATAAGGAAGTGGGTGTGGCGAGGTCTTCACAAAGTGTGAGGACGGCAGCAATCGCATCACGCGATATTGTTGCATTTGTCATGGCTTGAGCGTCCTACGTTACGTAGGAGCGAAACCGGTCTTGAGCACATCTTTCGTCTGAACGTGTGCTATGAGGTTAGCGCCTTGGGAGGCGGCCTCATTCACATCAGTGGTCGGCATCCCCAGAGGGACGATACCACTGAAATTCAGAATAAAGCGGTCAGAAACCGAAATCTTGCCATCGCCACCGGTCACGAGGGACGGGTAGACATACACACCTTCCACACGACGTGCGGTTCCAGGTCCGTTGGACCGGGAAGTAATCCGCATTTCAGGTTGGTGTGCTGCCGCCGACCCCACCGTTTGGCTGCGATACACCGCCGGAGACTTGTCACCGGCGGATGGCGCAACAGCGGTGTACGTGATATCCGTGACGCCGTCGTTCTTTTTGATGGTAACGTTTGTTTGTGCGGGCATGAGAGCCCTCCTAAGTTGAAAGGACAAAATACATCAGAAACCCCTGATGTGAAGGTCGCTCCATGGTGACATGGGGCCTCTGCGTCGCCACTTACTCGACACCTTGACGGCGTCTTCCAGATGACCGACTAGCAGAGAACACGCCGTCGCTCCACGGATGGGGCTAATGCGTGTTACATATTTCGCGCGCAGAGTCGGTCCAGCAATGCTGGTAGCGCGCGTGATGAGAATTGATTCATTGGTGTACTGGGCCATATAGCCGTTATACCAACGATTCTCACGGATTGCATATTGAACAGTCGTCGTCCTCGGATTGATGATATCAATACCAAGGAAATCCGTAAATGAGTTCAAGAATTGAGACACATTCACGAACCAGTCCAGGAGAAAGGACAGCGGTATCAGTTCAACTGCAAAAGTGGCCGGGTTGACAAGACCTAGCTGGTTAGCTCGCCAGAGATTGGGGTTTGTGACCTTGATCTCAGCTGCTAAAGTTACCCACACCTTCGCCGTGATGGTATCCAGGTGAGTAGCTGTATCCGAGTAGACATGACGGTTTTTAACCGCCTCTCGGACTCGAATTTTTGGAGGGACCCATGTCCTCTGCAAAATATCGATAGCATTGAAAATGTCCTTGACTGCAGGTTCCCATCCAAAGTGGAACTCTAGAAAGTTGGAACCGAAGGCCTTAGCATGCGCCTTCAGACCAACAGGGATTTTACCGCTCGGCACGGATAGTGCTTTCGCAGCAGCCCTAAAGTCAAGCCTCTTCAGGTGACGCGCAAATGTAGCCAGTTGAACTAACCTGGACCCCATCATTTGCATCGCCTGCTTTCGTTCGGCGAGGTTTACCGCCATCTCGGCGGAATCCTGAACCTCTTCGACGAACTTCGCGTAGGCCTTATTCGTGGCATCCTGGACATCTCCAGTGAACCGCGCCGTCTGACAATTCGACACATCAGTGTAGTCGACCGGGTTATTAGACCCGAAACTTGTCACACGAAGGTACGTGAAGGAATACGGTAAAACCAGATCGTATGGACGCTTCTGGCGGTACCATGAGACCGTACGCGAGTAGTGCACGGGCCGATAACCATAATAGTTAGGCGGCCCATTAGAAGTGCTACTACGAACATAAGGTCCAGTGACCGGATTAGTCATCAATAACCCCCAAACTCAAGGAGTTAATCAGACCAGTGTCGAGGAGACACTGCCGATCCGCAAGCAGCACCGAACTAGGCGAACCGAGGTCCGATTCGTCCAGTGCAGCTTGAACTCTCTTAACGGACGCCAGCAGCCGACAGGTTTCCACACTCTTGGTGGGAAACCTGCGACCCTGGAATGAACCAAGTGATTTGTTGTCAAGACATTTCATAGGTTCGAATCCTTTTCTAGAGAGAAACGACAGGAGGATTCCTGCCGTAGTCACCAAC